CACATTAAATAACAACCATGAAGAAACTAACACTCTCAGAAAAAGCATTACTAATTAAACTTCTTGAACAAAGAAGGATATACTTTGAAGGTAAAAACAATAAACTAGCTAAAGAAGCGAGCCAGTTAATACTAAAGATACATGATTGATTTACTACTAGGAGACTGTTTAGTTAGATTAAAAGAATTGGAAGATAATTCTATTGATTCTATAGTTACTGATCCTCCTTACGGACTTTCCTTTATGGGTAAGAAGTGGGACTACGACGTACCTAGTGTTGAGATTTGGAAAGAATGTTTAAGGGTATTAAAACCTGGTGGTCATTTGCTTTCGTTTTCCAGTGCAAGAACCTATCATCGTATGGTGGTGAATGTTGAAGATGCAGGATTTGAAATTCGTGACCAGATTATGTGGATTTATGCTTCAGGATTTCCGAAAAGCCAGAATGTGGGCAAGGCTTATGATAAGAAGATGGGGAATGAAAGAGAAGTGGTTGCTAAAAAAGAAACAAAAGACTTTTCACACCACAAAGGCTCTATGATGGGTAAAGAAACAACAGTAGATAATAAAACACAAACAACAACTATCACCGAAACAAAAGGCACTTCCGAATGGGAAGGCTGTGGAACTGCACTCAAACCAGCCCACGAACCAATAGTATTGGCAAGGAAACCACTATCAGAAAAAACCATTGTAGAAAACTGTATAAAACACGGCACAGGTGCGTTGGATATTGATGGGTGTAGAGTACCTGTTGATGGAAATGATGACCCAAAGAATTGGCACAGTAATAGAACAAAACAAAATAAACAAGGTAGATTTCCTGCAAATTTAATCCATGATGGTTCAGATGAAGTTGTGAGTAAATTTCCAAATACTAAAGGTTGGACTAGTCAAAAACATAATACATTTAATCCTTATGGCGGCAGTTCACTTCACGCATCTCAAACAGAAAGAGATGGTTTCCATGTGGGATATAATGATGATGGTTCTGCGGCTCGTTTTTTCTATTGTGCAAAGACTTCAAAGAAAGATAGGGGCGAAGGTAATTCTCACCCAACTGTCAAACCTACCAAACTCATGCAGTACCTCGTAAGATTAGTTACGCCTCCCGACGGAATATGCTTAGATCCATTCATGGGATCAGGCTCAACTGGTAAAGCTTGTAAAATTGAACACTTTAATTTTATTGGTATCGAATTAAACGAAGAGTATTATGAAATTGCTAAAGCTAGGATTGAAGGGGCACCAAATACTTTGTTTTAATTGACTTATATACACCAACGTATATACTAGAGGTATGAAAGACAAACTAGTACAGGTAAAACTAAGTGAGGTAGAGAGCGCAATGTTGGAGAGACTTTGTGAGTTTTTTCAGAAGACTAAGAGTCAAATGTTAAGGGATCTTATTTTCGTTGAGCATGTTGAATGGCAAACAACTTTTGATAAATACGATAACTTCATAGCTTGGAGTGAAGAGAATGGATTAGGCTATGAACCGAAGATTATAAAAACCAAAGAAGAGCGGGAGGAGTTTTTAAATAAAGCTAAAGAGGAATCAATAACATTCACTTATGACGAATCACGATAAAATCATTAAGGGTCTTATGCAAACGCAAAAAGAGATTGAAGAAATGAAGATTAAGTATGCTAGGAGGCATGAAGAAAGAATGAGTAAGTTATCTGACGAAGACTTGAAATCATTTTTATATTTACTTGAAACTTTGGGGATATGAGTAAACAAGATCAATACACCAAGCAGCAGTTTAACCAGAAGATTAGGATTGCTTTGAAGGATTTAGAAGAAGCTGTTGTTGCTAGGTTCAAGCTAGATTGCGCAAACAAAGAGGGCAAGGAGGCGGCTAAGTTGCGTAAAGAACTTACTAAGCTAAAGAAGGAGTACAACAAATTAAAAGCTGAAAACGAAAAGAAATCTAAAGCATTAACTAAACTATTAGAGTTATGATTTTTCAAGATTTAGTAGATATCACTCAGCATCCGACAATGAGTTTGCATAAGCATTCTATAGGCTGCTTAATGAAGAGCAACCCTATAACACAAAATAGCACGGCTCATTTAGGGCCAATCTTTTTAGAGACATTACTGAGTCCAGAGGCGTTTCACCCATTTATGATCCCGATAAACCAGGTGGTTGAATTTTCTTGTGCAAAAATTGACTGTGAGGACATACCGCTCACCGATTTAAAGATGCCTTTTAACACTATATTTGTAGATTTCAATGGGAGTCTCTATGACGATACGTTTAAAAGTCCTTTAAAGGCAATGATAATCGAGAAAGCATATAAGGGTAAAACGGATGAACTGTTGTATTTTGGGGTATACGGGATTACCAAGCAGAGCTACCATAGGTTATCGGACATGACTTACAACATTGAGAGGTATCAGCCAGCACATGAAGGAGACACTATATTGCTTGAGTCGTATGAAGAGGTGATACAATCTTCGCATCATTTTACAGCTATGGGTAGCGTGCTCCAAAAGCTGAAGACGATACGGGCGATACGAGAATATGCAGGCAAGCAGCCTAACGAGCAGGATAAAAGCGTATCATTCGCAATGCTTAAAATAGCGATGGGGTTTTTACTGTACGTTAATTCAGTGAATGTAGAGATTATTAAAAAAGAAGGCGAGCAGACCAAGAAACGCAGAAAACAAAACAAACCCATACCTGAGCCTTATTACTGGTGCAAACTAGAAACTAAAGAAGTACACGTTACAGATTCAGAAGGCAGTGGGACTAAGCATGGTTATCAGTATGACGTT